CCTTGATTTAATCCGCAGGCCATTTTCGAAGCCTCCCTCCATTTTTTTACGGACGGACAAAGGAAAAAGGAGTGAAAACTTATGGCGCTTAAGAGCAAAGATGCGAGGATCAAGGCCGAGAAGCGAAGACTTGAGCAGATATATGACGGACTTGACTCGAAGAAGAAAAAGGTAGCCAGTGGGTTGATTGAGAGAGCTGCCTATCTGAAAGCAACCATCGAGGATCTTGAAGCAGACCTTGATGAGAATGGGTATGTTGAGCTGTTCACGCAGTCGGAGAGGACAGCACCATACGAAAGACGGAGGCCTGCTGCCGATCTGTACACTGCGACCAGTGGGATCTATCAGAAGTGCATCAAGCAGCTGACGGATCTGCTGCCGAGAGAGTCTGATACGAAGGCGGAGGTGTCAGACGGCTTTGATGGGTTTGTTAATAGCCGAGACGAATGATCACTTATCCTGAAGATTACAATCCGATCAGGGAGTATTACGATCGGATCCAGAAGGGATATGAGATTGTTTCCGCCAAAATTGAGAAGACGTATAGAAAGCTCGTCTATGACTTAGATCATCAGGACGAGTTTTTTTATTCCACAAAACGAGCCAATCATGTCATCGAGTTTGCTGAGAATTTCTGCCGACACTCCAAGGGCAAGTTCGGAGGGCAGAAGGTCGAGCTGGAGCTGTGGGAGAAAGCACTGCTTGCGGCTATCTTCGGGTTTGTGGACATCGATGGGAACCGGAAATACAGAGAAGCCATTCTTATTGTGGGTCGAAAGAATGGTAAGTCTCTGATTGCTTCCGTGGTCGGTCTGTATATGTTGATGGCTGACGGAGAGCCTGGGCCTGAGATCGTGTCTGTCGCAACCAAGAGGGAGCAGGCCAAGATCATCTGGATGGAAGCCAAGAGGATGATAGCCAAGTCTCCGGCACTGTCCAAAAGGACACGGAGTCTTGTCGGAGAGATTGACGCTGACTTCTGTGACGGAACCTTCAAGCCACTGGCATCTGACAGCAATACGCTCGATGGTCTGAACGTACACGCTGCGCTTATGGATGAAATCCATGCGTGGACATCCGGCAAGGCGCTGTATGACGTTATCGCAGACGCTGTGACCGCACGAGAGCAGCCGCTGATCTTCATCACCACCACTGCCGGAACCGTCCGAGAAGATATCTACGATCAGAAGTATGACGAAGCCAAGCGAGTTATCGATGGTTACTTTGACCCGAACGGCTACAAGGATGAGCGTCTAATCGCTTTCGTATACGAATTGGACAGCCGGAAGGAGTGGACGGAAGAGCGTTGCTGGAAGAAGGCAAACCCAGGACTCGGCACGATCAAGAATCTGACCACGCTCCGAGACAAGGTCGAGAAAGCCAAGGCGAATCCGCTTCTCGTCAAGAATCTGGTCTGCAAGGAGTTTAACATCGCTGAGACCACGTCCGAGGCATGGCTGACAGCTGAGCAGGTCATCAATCCGACCAAGTTCGACCTGGCTGATCTAAAGCCACGTTACGGAATAGGCGGCACGGACTTGTCGAGCACCACTGACCTGACAGCCGCAAAGGTGATATTCCGTGTGCCGGATGACGATCATGTGTATGTCTTGCAGATGTACTGGATTCCAGAGGACTTGGTTGATCGGAGAGTCAAGGAAGACCATATTCCGTATGACGTGTGGATCGAGCAGGGCCTTATGCGGACGTGTAAGGGCAATAAAATCAGCTACCACGATGTGACCGAGTGGTTCCTGGAAGTGCAGAACACATATGACATCTACCTGTTCAAGGTTGGGTATGACTCTTGGAGTGCTCAGTACTGGGTGGAAGAGATGGAAGCTAACTTTGGCAAGGATGTCATGGTCAAGGTCATCCAAGGGAAGAAGACATTGTCTTCGCCAATGAAGACGCTCGGAGCTGATCTCGATGCGAAGATGGTCATCTACAACGACAATCCGATCGACAAGTGGTGTCTGTTCAATACGGCTGTCGATGTTGACAAGAACAACAACATCCAGCCTGCCAAAACCAGTGTTCCGACAAGACGTATAGATGGGACTGCCGCATTGCTTGACGCATATGTGGTCTACCAAGAGTACCTTAACGATTACATGAGCATGATTTGACGAAAGAGGTGAAATCTATGAGATTGCCAAGACTCTTTAACATTGGCAGGAGCCGTGATCCTACGGCTGCCAAGCCTACCGAAAAAACAACCATTCAGATGGTCAATCTGTGGGGCGAGCACTTTGTTTCCTGGAATGGAAAGCTCTATCAATCCGACTTGGTGATGTCCTGCATCCGACCGAAAGCGAAAGCAATCGGAAAGCTTGTAGCGAAGCACATCCGAGAAGATAAGGATAAAGGCCTTCAGGTCAACCCGATGGCGAACATCAAGATGCTGTTACAGTATCCCAATCCGACAATGACGATGCAACAGTTTTCCGAGTTCATGGCTTATCAGCTGAGCCTTAACGGAAATGCTTTTGCATTGATTGTCCGTGACGAGGTCAATAGGCCTTGCGGCCTTTATCCGATCAGATGCGACAGTGCAACGGCGCTCCGTGACAAGTACGGAACGCTGTTCATTCAGTTCATGTTGACGAACGGAAAGATGCTCACTGTTCTGTATACAGACATCCTGCATCTCCGACAGGACTTCTGCGAGAACGAGATCTTTGGAAACAGTCCAGGAGCCTCGCTCGTTCAGCTGATGGAGTGTGTTGGAACAATCGACCAGGGCATTGTCAAAGCCATCAAGAATTCTGGCATTATCAGATGGCTGTTGAAGTTCAACAACTCCATGAGACCCGAGGATGTCAAGAAAAATGTCAAGGAGTTCGTGGAGAACTACCTGTCTGTTGAGAGTGACAGCTTCGGTGCAGCTGGTGTCGATGCAAAAGCGGATGCCAAGCAGATTGAACCGAAGGACTACGTTCCGAACGCAGCTATCCAGGACAGACTAATTGACAGGGTGTATTCGTTTTTCAACACGAACAAACACATTGTCCAGTCTGACTACACAGAAAATCAATGGAATGCCTATTACGAGGCAGAGATCGAGCCGGTAGCCATCCAATTCGGGGATGTGCTTACGGCTCGTTTGTTTTCTCGCAAAGAGATTGCTGTCGGAAACAGGATTGTTTTCGAGTCGAGCAATCTGCAATGCGCATCCATGCAAACAAAGCTTCAGCTTGTTGCATTCCTTGACCGCGGCATCATGTCTGCCAATGAGATTCGGAGGATCCTTAATCTTCCGCCAATCGATGGCGGTGATGTGTACGTCAGAAGATTAGATACAGTGCCAATCACAGAGGGAGGTGAGAACAATGGCGAAGCATAGGATCGATGTCCGAGGACGGATCGTCCCGAATGACTATAAGTGGTTCTACGAATGGCTGGAGATGGATTGCACCTGCACAAGAGATGTGTCCAGTGTGCTCGACAAGATGGCCCCAGGAGATGAGGTAGATGTCTACATCAACAGTCCTGGCGGAGTGATCGATGTCGGAAGCGAGATCTGCACACTCCTCCGGCAGAAGTCGGAAACGAATCCGGTGAACATTTTCATCACTGGAGAGGCTTGCTCTGCGGCATCCATCATAGCGTGTGCCAGTCATTGTGCAATGGCTCCCACGGCTCTGATGATGGTGCATTGTGTGAGCTCCGGCATCAGCGGAAACCACACTGACATGGAGCACATGGCGGAAGTCCTTCGGACAGCGGACAGAGCTATCTGCACGGCATACATGGCGAAAGCCGGAATGTCGGAAGAGGAAGCACTGGAGATGATGGAGCACGAGACATGGCTCACGGCTGAGCAGGCGAAAGAGCGTGGACTGGTGGACGAGATCATCTTCGAGAACAAAAGCGAACCGATGCCGATGGTCGCATCATACGGACTGTTTGAACTGCCCACAGCAGAGCAGATGGATCGTGTGAGGGCCATGATGGCGAAGGGTGAAACCCCAGAACCTGCACCAGTAGACGAGAAGGCACTCGCACAGTGCCAGCTGAATCTGCTGAATACCAAGCTGATCTAATTGAATAACGAAAGCTCAAATTTTTATCAATAGGAGGATAACAACTATGACTTACAACGAGTATCTCGAGAAGAGAAAAGCCCTCTCTGATGAGGCACAGGGCATGATCGATGCCGGAAACATCGATGACGCAAAAGCCAAAATGGCTGAAATGGACAATCTGGACAAGGCATGGGACGAGACCGCACAGGCCATCTCCGATCTGAACGCTCTGTCCGACAATCAGCGTGTGCTGGACATCAACAATGTCCGCTCCGCACAGGTTGAAGACGCAAGAGTTGCTGAGCAGGTTTCCTTTGCTCCGGTTGCCGCTCCGGCTGACGAGAAGGTCGATGCTTCCAGCGAGGCCTACAAGAACGCATGGGCCAAGATGATGATGGGCAAGAAGCTCAACGATGCTGAGCAGAATACCATCACCATGGTCAACGCTGCGCTCACCACTGTCAATACCGGATCCGTGATTCCGCAGTCTGTTGCAGACGGCATCTGGGATCTGATCGAGGAAGAGCATCCGCTGTGGGCAGACGCTCAGAAAACCTATGTCAACGGCAACTACACGATGGTGGTGTCCGACACCTCCAGTGATGCTGCATGGTATGACGAGGCTACCAACACCGCAGAGGGCTCCGAGACCTTCCGCACCGTCAACCTGACTGGCTGCGAGCTGGCTCGTGACATCACTATCTCCTGGAAGCTCAGAGAGATGGCGATCGAGGACTTCATCCCGTTCATTCAGAGAAAGCTTGCCAAAAAGATGGGCGCTGCACTGTCCTACGGTGTTGCCAAGGGCAAGGGCCAGCCTGGCTCTGGTGATTCCTTCAAGCCGGAGCCGAAGGGCATCATTACTGCGCTGAAGGCTGAGACCTCCACTCCGCAGGTTGTCACCTACACTGCCGGATCTCTGGCTTATGCGAACCTGACTTCCGCACGTGCGAAGATCAAGGCTGGCTCCAGCGAGCTGCGGATCTATGCGAACAGCAAGACCATCTGGGATGAGCTTGCAAACGTCAAGGATGCGAACCTCCGTCCGATCATGGTCGCTGATCCGGTCAATGGCGGCATCGCTCGGATCTTCGGCATCGAAGTCAAGGAAGAGGATGCCATGGACGATGGCGATATCCTGTTCTCCGCTCCGGGTGTTGGCTACATTGCCAACGTCAACAAGGATATGTCCCTGACCACTGAGGAGCACGCTAAGGCAAGGACCGCTGACTACTGCGCTTATGCGATTGTCGATGGTGATGTGACCACCACCAAGGCACACGCACTCCTGACTCACCAGACCTCGCAGACCTCGGGGGAATCATAACCGCTGAGACAGCCGACTCCAACTCCGATGGATCTCTGTCGGAGGAGGAGCTGTCTGCCTTAACCGTGTCCCAGTTAAGGTCGATCGCAGCGGAAAAGGGATGGACGATCACTGCTACTCGAAAAGCTGACATCATAGCAGAGATGTTGGAACAGCAGAACTAGGAGGTGGTCTGAATGCTCACTCTCGATGTATCGATTGAGAAACTTCGAGATATGATTCGGATCTCCTCCGATGCTCTCGATGACGAGCTCATCGACCTAAAAAACGCATTTCTTCTCGACCTGTCTCGTGTTGGTGTCGAGGTCATTCCGACAGATACGGCTCTCGTGCTTGCCTGTCTCCGGCTCTATCTCAGGTGGCAGGAGAACTACAACGGAGAAGCTGAGAGATACAAAGACAGCTACCGAAACCTTCGGAACGGTCTTGCACAGGCAGGCGAGTATGAGGAAGGGAGTGATGCCGATGATTCTCAATGACAAGAATCAGAAGTGTCAGCTCGTTTCCTACGTCAGCACTCAGGATGCATCCGGCTTTGCTCCTGACGAGCCGGAGATGATCAAGCAGACGGTATGGTGCAAGGTCTCGTCCGTGTCGGGTACGGAGATTGCCGCATTTGGTCAGAACAATATCAAACCGTCCATGAAGGTGACTTTGTGGGCGGCTGAGTATTCTGATCAGGATGAGGTCATCGTGGACAATTCCATCTACGGAGTCTACCGGACATACCGGACAGGCATGGACGAGGTGGAGCTTTACCTTGAGCGGAAGGGCGGTGTTTCTGATGGCGAGAATTAAGAGCACAGGCTTTGACGATGTCATCAAGGAACTCACCTCGCTCGACATCGACAAGATGACGGATGAGATGGTGAAAGCCGCTGAGCCTGTCATGCTTGAGAGTCTCAGAGGTCACGCTTCGAAGCACAAGGAGACTGGTGCGATGGTCTCATCCATCAAGTCCACTGGGGTAAAACAGAACAAGCTTGGGAAGTACCTCGTTGTTCGTCCGACAGGCCGAGACAAGAACGGAGTGCGGAACATGGAGAAGATGGCTTATTTGGAGTATGGCACATACAAACAGAAGGCCACTCCTGTGGTGACTCCTGCTGTCAAGGACGTGGAGAGCAGGATCGAGAAGCAGTATCAAGACATATTTGACAAGTACACAAAGAAGGTGACGATATGAATACCTTCGCAAAGATAAAAACCATAGCTGACAACCTTGGACTTCCGGCATGGCCCGATGTCTACACTGGCAAGGATGCGGACAGGCCGGAGCGTTGGATGACGTACAATCTTGCGGATGACCGTGGGAATCTGTACGGAGACGATGCTCCGCAGACCGCTGTCCATTCAGTGCAGGTGCATCTGTTCATGCCTGCGAGTAAGAATTTCTTCACGATCAAGAACACAATCAGAGATGCTCTGTTTTCTGCCGGATTTTCGTATCCGGCTGTGACTGTCCTTGTGGATGACACCACAACGGCATCGAGCGGAACGCAGAAAATCAGACATCTTATTTTTGAGTGTGAAATCGAGGACGAGGAATTCCAACAGGTTGAAGCTATCTAATCAAGGAGGATAATACTATGGCATATGTAGGTGTACGTAAACCTTTTGTTGCTCCATTTGGTGCGACTGCAGGCAAATACCTGACTCCGATCGCTTTCGGAAAGGCAACCACTTTCGAGGAGACTCCGAACGTAGCTGAGGCTACTCTGTACGGAGATGACGCACTGGCTGAGTCCGAGCGTGGTATCACGTCTGCGGCTCTGTCTCTTGGAACCACTCACATTCCGGACGAAGCTGTAGAACCTATGTTTGGTCATCAGACCACAGAGGGCGAGCAGGTTTCCGATATCGATGATGCGGCAGGATACTGCGGTTTTGCAGTAATCGGTGTCAAAAAGGTCGATGGTGTGAGATCTTATGAGGCTCGTGTGTATCCCAAGACCCAGTGGTCTGAGCCTGGCACGAACCTTACCACCAAGGGCGAGTCTACCGAGTTCCAGACTCCGTCCGCAGAAGGCACGGCTCTGCCGAATGACGATGGTGTGTGGAGATTCATCGAGAGCTTTGACACTGAGGCGGCCGCTGTCGCTTACATCAACACGAAGTTCCCGACAACCTGATCGAGACCAATTCAATCAAGGGGCAGGAGTAAAATCCTGCTCCTTTTTTTGCATGGAGGGAAAAAGTAATGTTTGAGAAGAACCTCAAAGAATTCACATTGAACGAAACTGTGTATCCGTACAAGTGCGACATGGTTGTGCTTGAGAAGATCCAGACGGAAGTGGGCGATCTGGTCGAAGCAGAGGACAAGCTCAGAGGATTCGTGCCGAAGATTGACGCTGATGGAGTCTATGACCGGACAACTGGGCGCTTCACGCTGCCGGATGTCAAGCTCGTCTGTCAGTGCCTTATTTGGATGATCGAGGAAGGTATCGAGATCGCAGAGAGTGACATCAAGCCTCCGACCGATAAGGAACTGAAACAGCAGGACGAATACACCATCAACGGACTCGCACTGATTGCTTTCACCGAGTTCGAGGAATGCGTGGCAGGAAAAAAGTCCC